TGGAGGATGAGTTCGAGCACAAGTATAATGATGTGCCGGTTAGTGCGGCCTCTACCATTGGTGGTTGTGGTAACTGCGAAACCTGTGATGGTAGTTGCGATCACAATCACGATTAATCTAGGTAAGCTGTGCTATCGGCTTGACGGGCATTTTATTGAAAGGAGATTAGTCTATGGCTATTGAGTTATGTGAGTATCAGAGGAAAGCCATAGAAGAATTAAAGTCTGGTTCAATACTCTGTGGAGGAGTAGGCTCTGGAAAATCCCGAACTGCCATAGCCTATTATTTTCTCAAGGCTTGTGGCGGAAAGATCAAGACTAATGGTAAAGGTCCATCGCTTCCAATGAAAAAACCAAAAGATCTATATATTATAACTACTGCTAAAAAAAGGGATAGCCTTGAATGGGAAAAAGAATGTGCTCCATTTATGTTATTTTCTAATCCCGAATTTAGTATTAGTGGAGTAAAGGTCGTTGTTGATTCTTGGAACAACATATCCAAGTATATCGGCGTTAAGAATGCGTTTATAATCTTTGATGAGCAAAGACTTGTTGGATCTGGGGCATGGGTAAAGTCATTTTTGAAAATCGTAAAGAAGTACAATTCGTGGATCTTATTAAGCGCAACACCTGGTGATACCTGGACGGATTATATTCCGGTGTTTGTAGCAAATCGTTTCTATAAGAATCGTACTGAGTTTCTTCGTCGACATGCTGTATACAACCGATTCACCAAGTATCCTAAGATTGAGAAATTTATTGAATGTGGACATCTACTTAAATTGCGAGATCAAATAACAGTTACTATGGCATATGCGAAACATACCATCGCTCACGATAAGAGTATAGTTGTAGATTTTGATAAAGAAGTATTCAATAAGGTTATGGTTGAAAGGTGGAACATATTTGAGAATAGACCTGTGAAAGCTATTGGAGAATTATGCTACCTACTGCGTAAAGTAGTAAATCTTGACCCAGCCAGACTCGAGGCAGTAGAGAGGATAATTAACAATCATCCTAAGGTAATCATATTCTACAACTTCAACTATGAGCTAGATATACTCAGAACCCTCTCAGACACTCTAGGATTGCCTATAAGCGAGTGGAATGGTCATAAGCACCAATCTATACCTAAAGGTGATAGGTGGGCTTATTTGGTCCAATACACGGCTGGTGCTGAAGGTTGGAATTGTGTGGACACTGACACCATTATATTCTACTCCCAAAACTACTCCTATAAGATCATGGTGCAAGCTGCAGGCAGAATTGACAGATTAAATAGTCCATTCTCGGATCTATATTACTATCATGTTCGGTCTAATTCGGCTATTGATATTTCAATTGTTAAGGCTATTAAGGCTAAGAAGAATTTTAATATTCAAACGTTTGCAAATGTCTAAATTTGAAAGGTGGTTAATATTATGAAAAATAAAATTAAAACATTTGTTAAAACCAATAAGAAAACTATAACATTTATTGGTAAAGTCGTTCTTGGAGTAGTTGTGACAGTTGTGGTATTGGGATTAAGTAAGGAACTTATGATGGTTAGAAATTCCGAGACACTTACGGATAGTCATACTGAAGATTTTCCTACGCTAGAAGATACTGATCCTTTGCGAGCTCATTATAATGATGAAAATGTACTGTATGCAAATGGTCTGCCTGTGTTTGCTAATGATGAACAAACTATAGTTTACAGGGATGCTATTGATGACGAAGCTATCGACGACTGGTTAGATATGGGCGGTAAAATAATAGACCGCGTTTAACAGACACATACTATTTTTACCTCGCGCGCAAAACACGCACTATAATAGAAGGAAGGATAGAATATGATCGTATTTAACCTTCTCTTTTATTTTTAGCTAAGAATTGAATTATGAGAGGGAGAATGTAATGCTAGAAATAGATTCAATTATAACTAATGGTTATGTAGATCCGTCAACCATATACGATTTCACGTCTAGAGGTTGGGTATTTGTATGTACAGTCCCTGCTAACTTAGCACATCCTTATGCCGCACCAACCGATAAGTTGACTATATTCTCAAAGTACACGGTTCAGCCAAGCGTTAGTAACTCATCAGAAGCTACCGAACCTGGCGTTTGATATGTTAGAGAGTGCATTCCAGAGTAAGTTAATAAAAGAGCTTAATTTGATGTTTATAGGATGTGTAATTTTAAAAAACGATGCTAACTATATTCAAGGCTTTCCTGATCTATTAATCCTATTTAATGATAGATGGGCCGTCCTAGAATGTAAACGCGATAAGTATGCATCATATCAACCGAACCAAGAGTACTATCTTGAGACGCTTGGTCGTATGTCATATGCTAGTGTTATTTATCCGGAAATAAAGAAGGAGGTTCTAGATGAACTTCAACAAGCATTCAGATCTCGAAGGTCGTCACGCGTTTCTAAGTGCTAGTAAATACCATTGGATAAATTATGACGTTGAAAAACTGACGACGTCGTATATTAAATTTTTGGCAACTCAACGTGGAACCAGACTGCATGCTTTTGCTGCAGAGTCTATAGCCTTAGGCATTAAACTACCTAAAAATAAAAGCACACTGAATATGTATATTAATGACGCTATTGGATTTAAGATGGACATCGAACAACGGTTGAAATATTCAGAGAACTGTTTTGGTACTGCTGATGCCATATCCTTCAGACAAAATCGCCTGAGGATTCATGATTTAAAAACCGGAGTATCCCCCACATCGATGCATCAACTCGAAATATATACCGCCTTATTTTGCTTAGAGTATGATGTTGATCCGAATACTATTGAGATTGAACTGAGACTCTATCAATGTGATGAAATACTCATTCACACACCGCCTACTCAAGACATCCTTAATGTAATGGAGAAAATTATCATATTCGATAAGGAACTTGATAAGCTTAAGATGGGAGAGTAATTATGACTGATGAAATAAAACACTATGGCACTAAGCGACACTCAGGTCGTTATGAGTGGGGCTCTGGTGAAAACCCACAACAACGAGATCCTGATTTCATTGGGCGAATCAACGCCTTAAAGAAACAAGGAATGAGTGATGTTGATATTGCCAAAGGTGAAGGTATGAACACCACTCAGTTACGAATTAGAAGATCGTTAATAAAAGCCGAACAGCGTAAGATAGACACCATCCACGCTAATAGACTCAAAGCGAAAGGATATTCTAATGTCGAGATTGGCAAACGGATGGGTGGTCGTAACGAATCGTCAGTTAGATCGCTATTAGATTCGGCTATTCAAACTCGTTCTGAGGAAGCTGATTCTACAGCTAAAATGTTAAAAGCTAGCGTTGATAAAAAAGGTTATATTGACGTTGGGCTTGGCGTTGAGCGTCATATTGGTATTAGTAGAACTAAATTAAAAAATTCACTTGCTATGCTAGAAGAAGAGGGATATTCAGTTCATAACGTTCTTGTCGATCAGTTAGGAACTAGTAAAAAAACAAGGATTATGGTTCTAGCTAAACCGGGGACTAGTTATATTGATGTGGTCCAAAATAAAGACCAAATAAAGATGATCACAGATCATACCAATGATAATGGTAAAACGTTTCTTGGCTTAGAACCAATACAGAGCGTTAACTCGAACCGTATACAAATAAGGTACGGTCCTGAGGGTGGATCAGATAAGGATGGCGTGATCGAACTTCGTCGTGGTGTTTCCGATCTGTCAATGGGGAATGCTAAGTATATGCAAGTCCGTATAGGAGTAGATGATACCCATTATTTAAAGGGTATGGCTATGTATACTGACAATTTGCCAAAAGGTGTTGATATAATCTACAATACCAATAAGGCGGTAGGAACACCTAAAGAAAAAGTATTTAAAGAAATGAAAACAGACAAAGATGGGGTAATTGATCCCGATAATCCATTTGGGGCTAATGTAAGACAACAACATTATATTACTGATGCTGGATTAAAGATCAAAGACTCTGCCCAAATGTTTGACTTGAAAACTAAGGGCGATATGTCTTATTCTCAGATAGCCGAAAAACTGAATGTGTCAGAAGACATAGTTCGTAAGGCAGTAACAGTTAAAGCCTTAAACGTTGTAAATGAAGAGGGTGAGTGGAGAGATAAGTGGTCTAAAAGTCTATCCTCTCAAATGTTATCCAAACAAGCACCCGCATTAGCTGAGAAACAATTAAAATTAGCTTTTGAGCAAAAGAAACAAGCGTTTGATGAGATAGTATCTCTAACTAATCCATTAGTGAAAAAACGCTTAATGGACTCATTCGCTGATGATTGTGATTCCTCAGCGGTGCATCTTAAGTCAGCGGCCTTACCTCGAACTAGTTGGCATGTATTACTGCCATTTACTTCCATTAAAGAAAATGAAGTGTATGCGCCCAACTATAATGATGGTGAAAAAGTAGTGTTAATTCGATATCCTCATGGTGGTATATTTGAAATACCGGAACTAACCGTTAATAATCGCAATAAGGATGCTAAGCAAATTCTTAGTGATAAAACGGGAACAGCAAAGGATGCTATTGGGATACACCCAAAGGTCGCAGAAAAACTATCAGGAGCAGATTTTGATGGTGATGCTGTATTAGTTATACCAAATAACAATGGCGGAATTAAAACTGCAGCATCATTAAAAGGTTTAGTCGATTTCGATCCTAAGGTGCAATATAAAGGGTATGACGGTATGCCAACCATTGATGGTGGTATATTTAATGCCAAGACCGGTAAAGCTGAATTTGCTGAAGGCCAAAAGCCTAAAAATCAAACTATGCAGATGAAAATGGGAGACATATCCAATCTGATTACTGATATGACTATTAAAGGGGCAGTTCCTACTGGTGAAGAAATAGCTCGTGCAGTAAGACATTCTATGGTCGTTATTGATTCGCAAAAGCATAGTTTGGATTATAAAACATCTTATGCTGAGAACCAAATCGGTGCTCTAAAGAAAAAATATCAAGGTAGTTCAAGAAGTGGCGCCGCCACTCTAATATCTAGAGCGTCATCAGAAGTACGACCCAATATCAGAAAACGCCTTAAAGATGATCCTAATACTGGAGCCATAGTATACGAGGACATAAAGGGCACATACCTCGATAAGAAAGGTAACCTAGTAAACCTTGCAACATATACTGACAAGAAAGGAAAATTAGTTCAACGTACGACATCATCCACTAAGATGGCAGAAGCGAAGGATGCCTTCGACTTATCATCGGGAACACCTATGGAAACCGTATATGCCACCCACGCCAATAAATTAAAGGCTTTAGCCAACCAATCAAGAAAGGTCTCCCTTAACATTAAACCCCCACTTATGTCCCCCTCTGCTAAAAAAGTATACGAACCTGAGGTGCGCTCTCTTTTAGGACAATTAAACACCGCTCTAATGAACAAACCAATGGAGAGACAAGCCCAGTTATCAGCCAATTCTGTTATAGCTGCGAAGAAGGAATCTAATCCATACATGGATAATGCTGAGCTAAAGAAGCTGAAAGGTCAATCATTAGCCGCAGCTAGAGTTAGAGTAGGGGCTAAGAAAGAGCCTATAACTATCTCTGATAGAGAATGGGCTGCTATACAAGCAGGAGCATTAAGTGCTAACGTAGTATCTCAAATACTTAGCAATACTAACATTGATAAAGTTAAGGTGTTAGCAACACCTAGGTCTGCTAAAGTACTAACCGCATCTAAGATAGCTTCGATTAAGAGAAAGGTTGCGGCTGGATACACTCAAGCAGAAATTGCTGAGTCTCTTGGTATCTCTACTAGTACCATAGCTAAAGTCATGGAATAGATAAGGAGAAGATGTTATGGCACAATCTATGCTAACAACAACCGATAATCCATTCGATCCATTCACACAATACGATGAATGGCTTGCTTTTGACGAAGACAAAGGTTATTACTCATGTTCTCTCTTAGCTAGGATTACCAAGACTTCGGAGTCACTAAGCCCACAAGATGAATCAGATGCTATTGAAGCCGCAATTGATGAGATTGTTATGGAGAATGCATCCGGGCAGCATATACGAGTATCAATAGACGATTGATCTTGCTAACTAAAGCCTAGCCCATCCCATGCTATTGGGTCGATAACCAAGAAAGGAGGTGTAGTTCTCACATAACTAAGTCCATTAAAGGTATCCCAAATATCCGATGTCAATAAAGGAGGTGTTAAACATGTAATTTCATAGTGTTTCTACTTATTTTCATAGAAATTGTATTTAAATTAAAAGATAACCATAGGGGGGGGTCATCGCTAAAACTACCCCCCCTCTCTTAT